GCGGTAATGGTTGATCGTCCAGGCGATGGATAGTACGCCGGCGAGTAAAATCAAAGCCGCAGCGGCTTTCCAGCTGGCGATCATTTTTTGCTGTCCGAGAGGAACAGCGAGCGCTCTGCCTCGCGACGCCGTGTAAGGCCCGGCAGTACTTTGCCACCAATCTTATTCCAGCGTGGGAACTCATCAGCAGCACCGGCGTAATCACCAGCGTTAAGCTTCTGCAGTAGCGTTGAAGTCGACAGCGCGCGGGCGCCGAGGTTATAGGCAAACGAAACCAGCGCATCAAACTGGCCCTGCGTCAGCTTAACCTTCACCAGTTTTGATACGTCGCTTTCGTAACCAACCAGCCCGGTGCGTAGCAGGCGCTCGGCGGTTTCTTCTTTGATGCTCATACTGGGGCGGATCGGCTTGCCGCCCACTGGCTGTGTCAAGCCATAACTAATTGTCCAGACGCCCACACTGTCCTGATACGCTGCAAGGCTCAGGCCTTCAAACTGCTTGATGAGAGAAATGCCTTTATCGCTGATCCGCATTATTCTGGCCTCAGTACGTTAAACAGGCGCGCCACGTTGCCCCGCGCTTTAAATACTGCAGCGCAGATGATGAGATTCAACTGTAAGCACACCTGTTTTAGTTCCACGCACTTTTTGAGACTTCCGGGTTTTCGGTCATCAGCTGGTACTCTTCTGGCATCAGGTTGTTCAGGGATTCATGAGGCCGCTCGCTGTTGTATTCCGTCAGCCAGCGCTCTGTGATTTCCCGTACTTCGTTCAGGGTTCTGAACAGGTAAAAATCCAGTATTTCTGTCCGGTACGTCCGGTTAAACCGTTCGATAAAGGCATTCTGCGTCGGCTTACCCGGTTTGATAAAGTCCAGCATTACGTCATGTTCTTCAGCCCACTGCGCCAGGGTCAGGGAGATTAATTCCGGCCCATTGTCCATCCGCATCTTCAGTGGATAACCACGGTTTGCCACTATCCTGTTCTGTACCCTGACCACACGCTGTGCCGAGATATTCAGGTCGATTTCTGTCGCCAGTGCTTCCCGGTTAAAATCATCCACCACATTGAAGGTTCTGAAGCGCCTGCCGCACACCAGCGCATCGTGCATAAAATCGATGGACCAGCTCTGGTTCATCGCCTCTGGCGTCGCCAGCGGAGCCCGATTACGCACCGGTAGGCGCTGTTTCCCCTTACGGCGAAAATTCAGTTTCAGCAGACAGTAAATCCGGTGCACGCGCTTGTGATTCCAGGCATTACCCTGTCTGCGCAGCACCTGGAACAGCTTCTTAAAACCGTACCGGGGATAACGTTCAGCCGCTTCTGTCAGCGCCAGTATCACGGGCTCATCCCGGCGGAGATCAGTCTGGTAAAAATACACCGTCCTGCTCAGCGATAATGTCCTGCATGCCTGGCGTAAGCTCATAGAAAATTGCACCGTCATATATCTGACAAGCTCACGCTTCATCGCTAGTTTTAAAGCTTTTTTTCGATGACATCTTTTAACGCACGATTTTCCAGACTCAGGTCGGCAAACATCTGCTTCAGACGACGATTTTCGCCCTCAAGATCTTTTATTTTTTTTGATATTAGCTGCTTCCATCCCGCCGTATTTCGCCTTCCAGTTGTAATAGCTGGCTTCAGAGATACGTGCTTCACGGCAGACATCCTTAACATTTCGCCCGGCTTCGACGGACTTAAGAACAGCGATGATCTGGTGCTCAGTAAATCGGATCTTACGCATAGCGATCTTCTCAGGGGACATAATCAGTATGTCGGAAGATCTCTAAAAGTGAATGGTTCGTTTAAGCGGGATGTTTACACTAGCGCAGATAACAAAAAAGCGCCCCGCAGGACGCTTTGCTCTTTAACAATCTGGATATCTCTAAAAAAGGATTAACGACGCTCTTCCGGTTGTGGGGGGCGTGGTTTAAGAGGCCTGTGGCTCCCAGGAAGAGGAGAGTTCGGCTTCCACTGTTTATCGGGTATCGGGACGTTTTGGGGGTTTGACATTGTTAATATCTCTTTGAAGAATCTCTCCAGAAGCCATGGCGAATAACCATTCAGCACAAGACAGTTTTTCGGTTGATCCTGGCAGCCCTAACGAAATGCAAGCTCGCTTATAGGCAGCATTAGTAAGTATGTTCCAAGGATTAGAGTCAGTTTGTTGTATCGATTTTAATCTAAATTTTAATTCTTGGTCATCTAACTCATCAGCTTCGATAGATAGAAGCCTATATTTCTTCGCTTGGTCTTGAGCAATCCCAGCTTGCTTAGCAAATTGATAAATAATTTGAATTAAGGAAAGAAGCCCTATGATTGCCGCTATTGTCTTAAGGCTTGCGTAATCTGAAAAAGCCCCAAGACAAGAACCTAATATGACCAAAGATAATAATTTATCTACTCGATCATTGATAGTTGCAAACATCTTTTCAAGAAAATATGAGTAGGTCATATCGAATATAAGATCATGCCTTGTCATTATAGCCTCACTTTAACATATCAGGCTTAGGCGGCTCTTTAGGTTTTTGCTTATTGGGCATATGTCTATCTTCGTAACTGTCATCAGCAGTTTTTTGAACATACGTTAGCTCCTTTTTGGTTGTGGATATCCAGAATACTCGAATCCTTGTTGTTGTGGAATGACCAGGTTCTACAGAGTCTGAAGTAGTTAAAAGACAGGCACGCAGCAGGAGAGCAGTCGGTAATGTTGCCCTGGTTATGCAGTCGAAAGACCCGCAAATAATCGCAGTCCAGGTTCGAATGCTCTCCCCGTTGTGGTGAATGCGGCTCAGCGCGCGCGGGACAGTTAACCAGGTCTTTATCAGGTGGTTTGGTACCCGATCGCACGTAACTGGATGCGATCACCGGGAGGCACCCGGCACCACAAAGAATAAATGCAACGTGTAGTCATTGGCGGCACCGGATCCTTACCCGTGAGGGTGCCGCACTTTTTTCGCATAGATGCAAGTGCGCTCCGGCACTCTCCCTCAAGTGTCTGGTCGTTAATGCAAACTCCTTCCGGAGCGCGCTTACATCTGTGTGGAGATACCAGGCGGTTGCAGCCGCCCGCTTCATTAAGCGCCCTTCTCTGTTCCGGGCGTTTATTATAGCGAACCCATTTTTATTAATCGCCAGCCGGCGAGGGATTCGTGCAACCAAAAATCGCGCGTTGCAGCGCGCAGGAGATACCAACATGCGAATGAATGCCAAAGAGCTGATCGCCGACGCCAGAGTGACAGCCCCTACTCTACCACCAGCAGCAGCAAAGTTAATGACCACTATGGCAGACCGTCTCGATGTTCAGTTCGTGGCGCTGTGCGAATCGCGGAACGAGGTGAAGCAGCTGGCAGGAGAGAATGCTCTGATGAAGTCGGCTATTAAGACTCACAGCGAATCGATCCACTTCTGCGTGGGTTGTGGCAAAGATGATCCATGCAGCAATGACGATGTTTGCTATGCACTCGAAAAAACTCCAGCCACTGATGCATTCCTCGCGTCCCTGTACGCAGAAGGGGTGGAGATGTTTGCGTCAGCAGTTCAGGGGGCAGCGCTATAAGTGATAGAGTCATAGATTCGGCGACCGACTTCGCCGCCCAGCTTCGCAGCAAATCGGAGGTGCCGTCGTGAGCAAATCCAGTATGGAATATTATTTCGAGTTCCCTGCGTCTTATGGAATGCAGGGCGATACAAGAGTGCTTTTGATGACCGTTCCGGGCCGCACGTTAACCCGCATTCTTGCATCCGACAACTTCGCGCACACGCTGGAACGCTCACAGCGCGAAATTAACAAAGGCCGGGTGAAGAAGTTTTACGACTACCTCGTTTCCGCCCATGAGAAAAAAGAACCGTTCATCATTCCGCCACTGGTCGGCAACTGCGAATCTGATGTGGAATTCACTGAGGTTGGGAATAGCAACTTGGGGATAGTCCGTTTCCCCATGGATGCGATCATCAAACTGTTTGATGGCCAGCATCGCGCGGCGGGCATTTCTCAGTTTTGCCGAACGCACGGCGAGACACTGTTTGTGCCTCTGATGATGACGCTGCAATTGCCACTCAAGACGCGCCAGCAGTTCTTCTCAGATATCAACAATAACGTCTCTAAGCCTCTGCCGCCATCAACATGGCATACAACAGCAGGGACACCATTGCCCAGAGCATGATCACTTTCCTGAGAACGCACAGCATATTTTCTGAGGTGACAGACTTCGAACACAACGTTGTACCCGCAAAAAGCGAACTGTGGATCAGTTTCAAAGCCCTGAGTGACGCAACGGCGAAGTTTAAAGGCACGGGCGACACATCACTTTCAGAGGGTGATGTTTATGACCTGTGGGAAGCCTGGCTAAAACTGACTGCGATGGAAGGTGTCAGGCACGGTGAGTCGCCGGCAGAATATAAACGCGATTACATCCAGTTCCATGCTGTCATGATCAACGCGTTCGGCTACGCCTTTCAGGAACTGCTTAAGCGTAAACCGGCGCATGCGGTTGTGCTCATGATCGATGATTTAGTTGATAAAGCCTCTATGGCTGATCTGGAGAACTTCTTCCTGATTTCTAACTGGTCAGGCATCTGCGCCAGCACCGAGAAAGAAAGAGCTACGGTCATTGCGAGCGTTCCGGCTCAGAAAGCTGCCGGGCAGCGACTGGTAGCTGCCATCAGCTCGGGCTCGTTTGTGGCGGACATCAATGGAGGGCGTGAATGATGGCAGCAGAAATCATCGACCAGGCCAACGCTCTGGAGCTAGGCTTACAGCGCATTCGCATCGACCGTAACGCTATATCCGCTGAGCAGTGCGAAGCGTGTGGTGTGGACATTCCTGAAGCGCGCCGTGCTGTCGTTCCCGGTTGCAGGACCTGCGTGGATTGCCAGCAGTTGAACGAGCTGCGAGGAGGAAAATATGCTCGCTAAATTAATCGCGGCAGCGCGAACCGATGCCGCTGCTGGTACCGGCAAGGATAAGCAAGCAAGTGTCTCCGGCCGCCTGCGAACGGAGATTTGTATCAGTTGTAACGACGGCACCCGTCATGGGTGCTCGTCATGTGCCTACAGACTTAAATAACCGGTTGCAGCCGGTAGCGGAGAACCAACCATGATTCAGATATTAACGCTTGAGGAATGGGCAGCAGATAAATATCGCAGCAATCCACCGAGTGTTTCCACACTTCGCCGTTATGCAAAACAAAACCTTTTTTCGCCACCAGCGATGAAGCAAGGCAGATTGTGGCGTGTACGTGAAGATGCAGAACTGGTTGGGGAATTAGCTTCGCCCATTATCAAGAATTCTGATTCACCAAAGTTATTAAGGATCCTTAACGATGGCTGCCAGACCCCGTAAAAACAATGTTAGCGTACCGAACCTATATCCGCTGTATAGCCGGAAGGTCAACAAGGTTTACTGGCGTTATAAACACCCTATCACAGGTAAATTTCATGCTCTCGGAACTGATGAAACCGAGGCTATAGCGATCGCTACTGAGGCGAATACTCGCCTCGCAGAGCAGCGCTCTCGCCAGATTTTGGCTATCTGCGATATTATGGCCACCAGCAAGGGCAAAGCGATTACTGTAACGACCTGGCTAGAACGTTACTGGAAGATACAGGATGAACGCCTAAAATCCGGTGATATCAAGCTGAATACTTATAAACAGAAAAATAAGCCCGTTACACTGTTAAAGGAACGCGTTGGTATGAAGGTGTTGCCTGAAGTTAACGTGCGGGACATTGCACAACTTCTCGACGAATACATAGCTGCTGGCCAGCCGAGAATGGCACAGGTGATCCGTTCAGTATTAATTGATGTGTTTAAAGAGGCACAGCATGCAGGAGAAGTACCCCCGGGTCATAATCCTGCCCTTGCAACAAAACAACCCCGGAGAAGAATTAACCGCCAGCGTCTTAGCCCGTAAGAATGGCAAAAAATTTTTGATATCGCAGATGCTAATCATAAATATATGGGAAATGCTATGTTGCTGGCATTGGTCACGGGGCAAAGGCTGGGTGATATCTCAAAAATGAAATTTAGCGATATCTGGGATGACCACTTGCATGTCATCCAGGAAAAGACAGGTAGTAAAATAGCTATTCCTCTTTCGCTTCGTCTGAACGCTATTAACTGGAGCTTACGTGAAGTTATAACGCGTTGCCGAGATTAAGCAGTTAGTCCCTATCTCGTGCATTTCTTCCGGGCCACTTCGCAGGCAGAACGGGGGCTCAGGTAAAAGCCAACACGCTAACGATGAATTTCAGCAAATCGAGAGATAAAGCGATGATAGATTAGAGTAATGGGACTCCAGCAATATTTCATGAGCAAAGATCTTTATCTGAGCGATTATATAAGAAACAAGGGGTTGACACTAAATCACTTTTAGGACATAAAAACTCTTATCAGACGGAAATGTACAATGATGACAGGGGAAAAACCTGGAAAACCGTTATTTTATAAATATATTATACATTAAGAGGAATATATGTTTATTGCTATAGATGACACATACAGCGACCCGACCTCCCCTTCATCAAAATACGTTACATCCAATAGGCGAACTCACGTTGCGGTTATATTTAGTAATGAGGAAGCTCAAGATGTGAGGGAGCAACTTCCCAATTGTCTAGATGAAATTAACAAACAATTTAAATTAAACGTATCTGAATTTCATTTCAAAGATATTATTAATAAAAAAGGTGAGTGGAAAAAACTTCCTAAGCAGATGAAACTGGCCATAATTGGTTTTTTTGCAACCATTTATCATCACCACAGATGGGAAGTAATAATTCAAACTGTCGATGAAAGAACATTACCTGACTTAGGACCATTAGTGGATATTTTAAGTCATGACGTTCCGGAAAATAAAAAAAATAGCGAATTATCAATCGCGTTATTATTATTAAAAATACGACGAAGGGTTAAAGAAATCCCAGAGCATCTCACTATTATTATGGATGAAGGAATCAAGCAACCAGGAGAGCCATTTGGCTATGAGTACTTCCAAGACCGATCTGGCAATTATCATGGTTACTATGGTTCATCAAAGACTGAGCCATTATTACAAATCGCTGATTTTATGGCTTACTGTATAAACAGAACAACATATTTAGCAATGAAACCTAATCGTTCAGACGACGATAATATTTTTTTGGAAATCATAAGCAGCATGAATATTAATTCTACAGATATCAAAAAATCCGGACTTGACACAAACTTCACGATTGATGATTTCGATGCATTTCACGAGAATGATAGAAAATCGAAAGGATTAAAATAGTCCGTTTTGATAACTTGTTTTGATAATTTTTTGATAACCGTTCATTTGCTAATAATAAAAACGGGAACCAACCGGTTCCCGTTTTTATTCAACCCACAGCGCGGATTACATGTTCGCGATAATCGCGTCGCCAAACTCTGAACATTTCAGCAGCTTAGCGCCATCCATCAGACGTTCGAAATCGTAGGTCACGGTTTTGGCAGCAATCGCGCCTTCCATACCTTTAACGATCAGGTCTGCGGCTTCGAACCACTCCATATGACGCAGCATCATTTCTGCGGACAGAATGATGGAGCCCGGGTTCACTTTATCCTGGCCTGCGTATTTCGGCGCGGTACCGTGGGTGGCTTCGAACAGTGCGCACTCGTCACCGATGTTCGCACCAGGCGCGATACCGATACCACCAACCTGTGCAGCCAGGGCGTCGGAGATGTAGTCGCCGTTCAGGTTCATACAGGCGATAACGTCATACTCTGCCGGACGCAGCAGGATCTGCTGCAGGAACGCATCGGCGATCACATCTTTAATGATGATCTCTTTGCCGGTTTTCGGGTTCTTGATTTTCTGCCACGGGCCGCCGTCGATCAGCTCGCCGCCAAACTCTTGCTGAGCCAGCTGGTAACCCCAATCTTTGAA